CGCGAGTTTACTTCCGTTAATATTTGTCTGTAGAGAAGTCAATGTAAAATCCGTACCCGCCGTAAAAAGCGCAGAATCCTCAAAAAACAGCTTGCCCGTACTAGCCTGAGTATATAGCCCACCCTTAATTGCTGTATTTAATTGGCCAAACACTGTATGAGTTTCGTTGGTCGTATATCGTGTGGTAGAACCAACTACTTTCTCGATTTTATTCTTCTGAATTAAATTATTATAATGGCTGTTGTTAATATGCTTTGTATCTCCTTGTACAACGGTATTATAATTACCTCCCACGTTGACAGTGTAATCTCCTGCGACATGAAGATCGAGATTTCCCTCGTAAATTATTTTCCCGTCTCCTTCGATGATTACACGTTCATCACCACCTGATACTCGTACTGTATTCTTTCTTGACGCTATCAGGACTGTACCATCTGATCTACATTCTATACCGGCTCCTGATCTATGTTTAATCAATATTCGTTCTGATCCGGGCGTATCGTCCTGTTCTATGCTATGTCCTGAAACCGTTTGCTGCACTAGGTTATAGGGATACTGTGATGGACCCTGACTATTTAACTTTAGATCTACGTGTTTATGTCCACCTCCATTGTAAAGTTCGTTTCTATCAAGACCTCTCGATGCTTTATTCGTAGAGGCTGAATTGTAATAATCTTTTTTTGGAAAGACTCCTCTAGGGTCTTCGAAACCTTCCGGGTTTATTCCACGCGTAATATCCTTATTAGACATCTGTTATTCTCTTTTCTATTATTTCTGCAGTACTATAACTACTCTCTGTTGCGGGATCTGTAAAGATACTACCTCTATCAAATTTATCTTTAACGTATTTAATAACATCGAATCCAGGCGCAAGATATGTATTACCTTCTATCGCGTTTCGTCCAAGTATCTGACCACCAGGTATTGCTCGATAGAACGAACGGCAGAATTGATCAAAAGACAGCAGCTGCGCGCTTGTTAGAGACTTAGACGATAGATAGAAATCTGGATTCTCGGTACCTCTCATAGCATTATAACCACCAACGAATCCAACTAATACAGAGAAACTACTGTGGTTACTAATAAAAGATTTCTCTGTTGCTATTGATATCGGTCTCCCTCTCTGTAACGTTCCATCTCTTTGTATTATATAATGGTATTGTATACCGGTTGTTCTATGGATATCTTCGTGTATATCCTTTGCTGTAATATTAATATCAGAGAATGTTCCCGTCCAATCGATTACAGCTTCTGTTACATCTCGTTTTACATTGGATAACTCTAATTCCAACTCCTCCTCTGTACTTACCGGTTCGAATCGAAATGTTTTTGGAGTAGTAGAATAATTCCAATTCTTGCTACTTGCTTCTAATGTATACGTTCTCGTTGTACTCGACACTGACGTATCATCTTCTACAACGATATCATCTGTTCTAAGTGTATTATCATTACCTGCGATCTTTGCGACAAATATCTGTAACATATTGAGTAAAGAATTCTCACCCGACGAAGCAGCTTTAAGCAGTTTTGTAAACGAAGAAGACACTGTGTTCATCAACGTCTTGAGATCACTTTGAACGACTGCTGCAATGGTACCACGATTTGCAGCATCTGTAGCAGACTGTAGAGCGGTTGTCATCTGTGGTACAGTAGCAGATATTGATTGTTCAAGAGCTTTCTGTATACCTTCGGGATTACCTGACGCGATAACTGCTTTCGTTAGACCATTTGATATTGTTTTACCCGTTAATGTTGATATATTCGAAGATTGAGTAGAAGTAGAAAGAGTTGTTAGACCAGGAACTGCACCAGTCATAATAGCTGGTATAGGATCGAAAGTCTGCGTATTGTTATCTGTAGTAGATATTCCTATTGATTTGAAACCTGCGACAACATCTCCATGGTTGAGTAGCAGTGTAGCGTTCTTTGCGATCGTATCGAGCTGCAGTTGTTTGACCTGAGTTTCGACGTTTGATATTGGAAATCGTTTCGTTAGACTCGATAACTCGTTGTTGATCTTTCCTCGTTGTACTGTTGTCATAGATTATGCCTTTGGATTCTTAAATGTATTGAATATTCGTTGAGCGTTAGCAAGCCGTTCGTTGAAGGATCCGGGTTGTGGTCGTTCGTACTTCTGTTCGAATACGCGAGTTGCAGTAGGTACGTTCTTGGCTGCACGAAGTTCTGCTAGTCCAAGATATCTTAGCTCCTCGAGTTCTTTCTTTATGAACATAAGTTGTGGCGTGAGCGTCAAAGGCTGCATATTGATAAGACTCGCGAACTGCTTAAAGTTCTGTAATCGATATCCCGCCGCTTTCGATGGATTCCACTGTGCAATACCCTGTGAACCTTCTCCCTTGAATCCCGATATAATCGCAGGATCCATATTGGATTCGTGTATGAGATTCCCTACGATACCCGCAGCCTGATGAGCTGCAAAGGATCCGCCACGTTTCGATCGAAAAAACAAGAAGGCTTTCTCCTCGTTTGAACTACCTTCCAGTGAATTATCAAGATCGAGAGCGAAAGATTTCGCCGCAGCTGCAGTCTTTATAAACTCGAAGTTACGTTCCTCGTACTCTGTCTTTCCGTCCGGCAGCTCTGATGGATCTTGAATTTGTTTCTTTTTCTCTGATTCCGGTGTAAGTTCGAGTTTCGTGAGTGATCCCATTACGAGCGGTACTTGGCTGTTTGTACCATCGAGAAAGATCCCAAAGACTTGTGCACCTTCTTTGAGGCCGATATTAGCTCCAATACCACTTACTCCACCCTGATTAACATCAGCCATTGTCTGAGCCCAAGGTAGGTCTGAAGTAGGAATCGCTTCTACATTACTTGTATGTATGCCATATATTCTAACTCGCACACGTCCCATTTCAACAGGATCATTAACATCGACAATCGTACCAATAAACCATCTCGTTGTATCACCATAGTATTTCATTATAGATTCTCCGGTAAGTTAGCAAGTTTAATACACGAGAATCCAATATTGTACTGCTCTTTCTTCATCATATGTCTTGCACTAAAGATTAAGTATTCACCTGACTTCTTTCTATCTATGCTAATGTTAGGTTCATTGTCGGATCCTATGAAGTTACTAATAAACTGTAAGTTAATAATTCTACCAACCGTAAGATGCTCTATACCTTCTATAAAATTCATACATGGTACTATAATAGTTATAGGACTCTTTAATGTAAAGTTTCGAATAGCTTCTGCTTTTACGCGTTTCTTATAGTCTTCAGTACTTCCTTCTTCATCTAATCCTGTGTCAGTTGATGTACCGTTGTAATATATACCAGAAGATCCTATTGATGTAATTGTTTCTGATTCTATTTCGTGCAGTGGTAGACCTTTAACTTTAAGCTCATCTGAATAAATATATGCTTGTTGTCCTGGCTTCAATTGATTTTTGTTAACCAACGGTTTAAACACGTCTTCATTTACATTAAAGTTCATGTCTCTCATTTTCATTGTAAAAGTATCATAAAAGCCGTGACGGGCTCCAACGTTTCCTAAGTTGATTAACTGCATTAAGTCTTCTGTATTTTTATAATCGTACTTTAAAATGTTAAAAGATTCAGTCATTTGATTGTTTGAACTTTGGTAATCAGACATTGATAAGCTATAAGTATATGGAAATCTAAAAGGAGAATTATCAGTTAACAATGATCCTAAATCTATGAAGTGCAGTCTATCTCCTACTAATGTAGAGAAAAGATAGAAAGGCAATCCATCAGTTGATACTGCTCGAGCCTTAACCCATTCACACGCTGCAAGAGGTGACATATTAGGAACTATTAACTTAATTTTGTTTTGATTTGTAATATTCTCTTCCATTAAAGTTCTGTCTAAATATTCATTCAGTATGTTATCAATAATGGTGAATGGTTTCCCTGAATAAGATCTATTTACATTAAGTGAAACAGATGTAAAAGCTATGTCTTCAACTATCGCAAACATTATGATGTCGGCTTGATCTGATACTTTAGCTGAAGTCTCAATATTCTGTATCGTAAACATTTTAGAAATTTCTTTTGAATATGAATCTGGTCTTTTAAATGAAATTTCGATTCTTTCACCGCCGGTTATGTCTATACGATCAAATAATCCAGCATTGTCTAATAGTGTTATGTAACCAGTAAGATATGACTTTTCAATATGTTCGTATATGTCTATGTCAGAAACAACACGTTCTAATCTTACTGATGCACCGTCTATTAATTTATCTGAAAATAACTCTACTTTTTTCAATACATAAGAAGAAGGTTGAAAATTTTCTTTTCCATAACCCGGCATAATTAATTACTCAATACTTTTTTAAATTCCAATGATATTTGTTCTACTAATGAAGGTTTAATTACATTAATTTGTTTTAATAAATCGTTTTCTGAAATGTATCTTTCAAAGTTAGTAATCGGTGTAAGGCTTGCAGAAGGAGTGTTATAAGGATCAATGTCTACATATTCTTTATTTACATTTTCATAATGATGTATAGCATTATATTCTTGAGTAAATCCAGTGGTTGTTACTGATGCACCACCTGAAGATGTCATAGTTTCAGTTGTTGAAAAAGCTATATCTCCTTCAACAACTACTTGACCAAAATCTAAATATCTTTTTATTATAGTTCCATTTGCTCCAGATGAGTTACCCGAAACAGTTTCTCCAACTTTAAAAATTCCTGTTAAATTATTACGTGTAGTGAATATAGTATTAGGCAAGTCTGCTTTTACTTTTTCTTCTAGTTTTCTAGTTGATAAAGGCCAACCTTGCAATCTTATGTGATCGTTTAGTAAATAGAATGTCCAATAGTGTTCAGTAGTATCGTAAAATTTTAAAGATACTTGATCCGGTCTTTCTCCTTGTTGTATTGTATATTTCTCATGAAAGCTTGAAGCATCTTTAAGATCATCTATCATATCAGCATATGCAGTTATGTCTTGAAATACCGACGATGTAACTTCATTTCCGAAGTTATATAAAACTCTATTTAAATTATTAAAATAAGTCATTAGAAACCTTCTTCTATATCTTTTTTACTTAATGTGGCAAATTCTTGGAATGTTAAACTCATATCAATTTCAAAAGGTTCACCATCTTCGTGAATGCTCATACCTGTAGGATTATATGTTGTAGTAATATTTCTTAAGTAACATGGTTTAATTTTAGTAGCATACGGTTTGAATTGGCCATTTGATTGACGAGCTTCCATATTGATTTGAAACTTATTAGGATATTTAAATCCTATAGGTATATCTGCTAGAGGATTTTGAGTATTTACACCTGCTTCATTAGGCACCATGTTTCTAGGAGTGATATGATCAGGATATGCTTCAAGTCTGAAAAACTTTATAATATCTTTTATTTCGCGACTTTCTCTTTGTGATGTTCCAATAAACTTAAAAGTGAAGCTAAACTCACGTAAGTTAACACTTCTAAAATTAGCTTTTGTGTTAGGGTTTAATCTAGCTTGTAAGCCAATTCTAATAGCTGATCTATAATCATCTCCTAAAAACGGAGTGTTGGCTGCTACTCTTGCTGCAGTTAATTGAGCTACTTCATCTTTTATACCAGATCCCGTCAATAATTCTTTAATTGTTCCAATTCCTTCACCTACAGCTGAACCTATTGCTCCAGCTATCCCTGATCCTTGTTGAATACTAGATAAAGTGATTTGTCCTCCAGCATTTAGATTAGCATTTTCATATGTTAAAGAATCAGGTATGACTATATTTTGAGGTAGGTACATTTGAACCGTGGTATCTCCCTTTGTCACAACTTCTTTTTCTATAAGATCTTTATCATCAGGATTTAAACTCATTGCATTTATTGCATTTAACTCCGCAGTACTAGCCTTTTCAAGTTCAGTTATATTTGAATTTCCTAAATATATAGGTCCTATAAATTCAGATGCTCCTGCTGATACACCACCAACAACCTTTTCTCTTGTCTTAAGATACGATGATGACATTTTCTTTATCAAATCTAAAGCGTTTCTACCTCCTAAATTAACTGGTTTTGTTATTATAGGAGTGAACCTAATTCTTCCAGGATATTCCATATTATTTTCGATTGGATACTTTAAAAACTTTTTGCGATTCATACCGGTTCTCTGTATAGATATTATTATAAATTTATTTTTATTATTTATATTAAAAACTATGACGTACTCAGGAAGATACAAAGTATCTAATCTCAAGAAATATAAGGGCGATTTTAATAGTGTGTACTATCGATCTATGTGGGAACGTGCATGTTTTAAGTGGTGTGATGAAAGTCCAAAAATAAAAGAATGGTCGTCAGAAGAAGTAGTTATACCATACTTTTATGATGTTGATAAAAAATATCATAGATACTTTATGGATCTTAAGATAAAAACAAATGAAAACAAAATTATATTAGTTGAGATTAAACCAGACAAACAGACACGACCACCTGAAGGACAAAGGAAAACTAAACAATATATTGTTGAAGGATTGGCTTATGTTAAGAATCAATGTAAGTGGAGAGCTGCAAAAGACTATGCTGCAGATAGAAACTGGGACTTTCAGATATGGACAGAACATACTCTACAACAAATGGGTATATTAACTAAACCTGTACCTGGTAAGTTAAAGAAGCTCAAAGCCTTCCCATCATTCAAGAAAAGGCGTAAGAAATGATATAAATAGTGTTATGGCTAATATTTTTCAAAATCTACAGATTGCTGCTTTTCGTGCAGGGATAACTCCAAGAACTAAACAGTCACGTGATTGGTTTAGACAAAAGGCTCGTCAGCTAAGTACAAGTAGATTAGATTTAATGAAACAAGAACCATTACAATTAAGAAATAGACATGGCATTGGTAATATGTACATGTATTTTTATGATCCTAAACATAAAGATACTTTGCCTTATTATGATAGATTTCCATTGACGATTGTAGTTGAACCCGCAAAAGGTGGCTTTTTAGGTCTAAATTTACATTATTTACCTATGGTACTAAGAGCAAAATTACTAGATGGACTGATGGAAACAACAAACAATAATAAGTATAATGATTCTACAAAATTTACTGCAACTTATCAGCAGTTAAAAGGTGCATCTAATTTAAAGCCATTTAAACCATGCTTAAAACATTATTTAATTAGTAATGTTAAAAGTAGATTAGCTTTAGTGCCAGCACCAGAATGGGAAATAGCAACCTTTCTTCCAACTGCATCATTCAGTAAAGCTTCAGCTAGTAAAGTTCACTCAGATTCAAGGAATATAATTTAAATGGCGTTTTCAATACAAAAACTACAAGATCAAGCATCAAAGTCTGGTGGATTCGCAATGCAACATCAATTTGTTGTTGTGTTACCAAGAGTTCCAAATACAATCGTTGAATCTAGAGATATAAATGTGTTATGTCGGCAAGTAAATATTCCTGGTAGACAAATGGCTAGTGTTAATAGAATCATAGGAGTAAAAGGACATGAACTTTCTTATGGATTTGTAGAAGATGATGTAACTATGGAATTTTATGTTATGAATAACTGGGGAATCAGATCCTATTTTGAAGAATGGCAAAATTTAGTTTTAAATCAAACTAGTAAATATGTTGGATACGTTAATGATTATGCCAAAAATGTTAGGATTCATGCTCTTAAAAAAGGATTGGATTTTAATTTTGATGCTGTAAGAAAGGCAAGAAATGTAGAATCATTACTAAATCTATTAGGAATAAACATTGATATAGATTTTAATTTTAGTCAAAAAACAAATTATGGCGTTGAATTGGAAGGAGCTTATCCTAAAACAATTAATGCTATACAATTAACAAATGATCTTGATGGGTTACTGTCTTTGTCAGTAACTTTTACTCATAGACAATGGAGAAGAATATAATATGGCTTTACCCAAACTAAATACCTCACCAGAGTATTTTCTGACAATACCTTCGACGGGACAAGAAGTAAAATACAGACCTTATCTTGTAAGAGAAGAAAAAGTGTTGATGATGGCTGCCGAATCACAAGATGAAAAGCAAATGTTTAACGCAATCATCAATACCTTAAAAGCATGTATCAAAGATGACATAAACGAAAACCAATTAGCAATCTTTGATGTAGAATATATGTTTACACAAGTAAGATCTAAATCTACTGGCGAATTAATTAAATTACAACCTAAATGTGAAAGTTGTGAGAAAGATAATCATGCAGCAATTAAATTAGATGATCTTAAAGTTAATATGCCTAAAGAGTTAAATAATGTTATAAAACTCACTGATAACATATCAGTTAAAATGCGATGGCCATCATATAGAGATGTAGTTAGCGGAAATTACAAACCAGATGAACAAACAAAAACAACTTTTCTTTTATTAGGAAAGTGTATTGACACAATTATGACAGACGAAGAACAGATATCAATGATAGATGTACCTGAAAAAGAAACTCAAGAATTTATAGAAGATATGACATCTGATCAATTTACTAAATTATCTGCTTTTCTCGAGAAAATGCCTAGGCTTAAACATACTATAGAATTTAACTGTACAGGGTGTGGTGAAGAAAATAAGTTAACTTTGGAGGGTTTACAAGCTTTTTTTTAATATCCCTTTCTCATGATAGCTTAGTATCTTATTATAAAACTAACTTTCAACTTATGGAAAATCATAAGTATTCGTTAGAAGATCTAGAGAATATGATGCCGTGGGAAAGGGAGATTTATATGACATTATTAGCAGAATTTATTAAAGAAGAGAATAAACGTATAGCTGAACAGAATAGGAACACGTAATGGCAGCAACACTAGACGACGTAAGAAAAGAACTTATAGCAAACAGAAAAGTCACTGATGATATTCTCAAAACTAACAGTGGGTTAGTGTCTGAGATGACTGCTTATTTCAAAGATTTAAAAGAACAAGCTAAGCAAAATTTATTAAATCAAAAAGAAAGGGAAAGGGAAACTAAAAGTGCTACAAAGACTATTTCTTCTTCTAAAGGAGGACAGGGTGGTAGTGGTTTAAACATTTTTGGACTTCCTGCTCTTGGTGGATTGAAGGGAGCTTTAGCTGCTATCACTGGAGGTATAATTGCCATAGAAGCAGCTCTTCTTGGATTCAGAGGTTGGGAAGTTAAAGCTTTATCAAAAATAAAAGATATCGGAGCGAACTTAAAAGGTAAAGGTGCTGTTTTTGGAACAGCCATATTCACAAAGATCAATGACGCTTTTGCCGATTCTCGAGCTAGAATACTAAAACTTTTTGGTCTTGGAGTAGATGGTAAGCCTATAGTTGTACAAGGAAAAGATGGTAAATTTCAAGTTCCTACATTTAGAAAGATAACTAATGCTATCAAAGACGCGTTTACTGGAGTAACTACATTCATAGACAACGCAAAAGATGCAGTTAAAACTGGAGCTTCTAAAGTTCCTGGTGTAACAAAAATAACAGAATCTATAAAAAGTTTATTTTCTTTTGTTACAGGATTTGTGAGTGGTACTACAGAGTTTATAAAAAATGCTGCAACTGGAGCTGCAGGTAAAGTATTTACTACTTTAAAAAATCTAGGTTTAGTTATAAGTCAATCTGGAGCAGCCGGATGGCTAGGAGTGGTAAGTAAGTTTGCGGCCAAGTTATTATGGCCTTTAGGTCTTTTAGTATCTGGTTATGATGCAGTAATGGAATTTATAAACACTGAAGGTAATGTTCTGCAGAAAACTGTTGCGGGTGTATACGGTTTTGTGGCAAGTTTCATAGGAGCTCCATTAGATTTACTTAAAAATTTATTAATCAAAGCAATAACTTTGTTTGGCATAAAAGTCGACTCTGAAGGTAAAATCATACCAGGAAATAGCCTTCCCAAATCGATTTTAACTGAAATACAAAAGTTTAGTTTTCAAGATTATATCAAAGCAGTTCCTCAAAAGATTGCTGACATATTTAATTACATACTAGATTTCTTTAAAGATCCGATCGGTATTGGAGAAGACATTTTGAAAAAAACAATTGATGGGATAGCGGGAATGATAAGATACTTAATTAGAGGAATATTAGCACCATATGTGCCTGATTCAGTCTTAGATAAATTTAGATCTGATGAAGAAAAGTTAGCTTTAGTAGATGCTCAGATATCTAATCAAAAAACTCAGTTATCTAATTTGAATAATAGCAATGCTAATGCTGATGCTAAGCTCAGACTAAGTATGGCTAAAGCGGCAGTTGATGCTGGAAATTTTCCAACAGTAGCAGAAGCTTTAGCTAGCTTTAATAAAACAGGTATTCGAGATTCTAATTATACAGAAAAAGCATTCATAGCTCAACAAAGCGAAATAAATACTAAGCTATCTGAATTAATGGAAGAAAGAAATGATCTTATGAGAGCAATTGCTCAGAATAACGCTCAGCCTTCAATAGTTAATGCCCCGACTAACAATATAAGTAATGTTAATCAGGGCTTTACTACACCAATGCCTCCTCCATTTGATCCTAGAATGATACCAGGAACTACATTTCAATATGGATTAAGGTAATCTAATCAGCCTGAGCTAATTTAGCGAAGTAACTCATAGTGTCATCTGCATCATCAGCAGCTGACATCTGTTCAGCAGTTACAGGCTCAACACTCTTTATCTCAGGTGCAGGAGTAGGCTCTCCTAACTGACTATCCTGTTTAAGGGTATTGGATCCAGCATCAACCTGTTCACCTAGAACTCTTGATAACTTAGCCTTAAGTTCATCGTAGGTTTTAAAGTTCTTAGGATCAAGGAATTCTTGTAGAGAACTTTGTTTATTAAAGATTCCCTCAAGAACAGATTCATCTGAAGAGAGTTCAGATGAGGAATCAAACTCAGACTTATCATAGTTACGATAACCCTCTACATTACGTATTTTGAGTTTGAAGTTTGCACCCTCCCAAAGATCAAATGGATTGACTGCTTTCTCGTCGGCAAAAGATGGTTGCATAACATCCATGATTTTTTCAAAAATCTTTTTACCAAACTGATAAAGAAATACTTTACCCTCATTATCTGGATTAGATGGGTCGGACACAATGTATACGTTAGTCACATAATGAAGTCTGCGTTTTTGAGTACGCGCTTTATCCTTATCTGACTCGACTCCTGAGTTCCAAAGACGACTGTTCAACTCACCAACTGGATCAACCTGACTGATTGATGTTAAAGAATTCTCTATATACCATAGACCGGTCGGACCTTTAAATCCGTGGTCCCAGTATCTTACCCAAGGTAATTCTTCTTGATTAGTGGCTGGAAGAAATCGAATAACAGCATAACCGTTTCCGGCTTTATCTACTGTAGGTTTCCAAAACCTTTCATCTATATAAGATTTTTTTTCTGAGGGTCCATTTGCCTTTTCGGCTGCTTGGATTAGTTTCGAGATTTGATCTCGGTTTTGCTTTAACTGTGCAAAAGACATATTATTTTCTCCATTTTATTAACTGAAATATTGACTGAAATATTAAAACAATGTATTTTGTTTTGGTAGAAAGTTGAGAGACATTGCTTCTGCCTCGATCTTTCCTTTTATTATTGGCGAAATAAATTTCTTTACATCCTGTGGATCTATAGAATTTTTTTCGCAGACGTATAGAACTGCGTCCATATATGATAAAGCTTTATCTAGGACGGTTTCTTCTATAATTTTTGTAAACTTACTTCGGGTTAAAAACTTTTCTTCTATCATTTTCCTAAAAACCTCTTAACACCTTCAATAGGATTTTTTAAATCGTTATATGTTTTTTCTATGAAATCTATATGGTTGTCTAACTTATCCATCTTTACGTGTAGATGTCTAACCATGTTAGATAGATTTTCAATATCTTTTTCAACTTCGTTTAGAACGTTGTATATATCATCGTTGTTGTATATACTCATTTATCAAATATCCTTAGTA